TGTCAAACCACATGAGATGCTGCTTCATGCGAACCGGATCAATCAGCCACCAGTCTTTCGAGTTGGTTAGTTCGTCCCACACGTCATAGACAAAGCCCTGAACAGCGTTTGAATCGTTATTGGCGGTTCCAGGCTTGTTAGCGGGCGGGATGATTTCTTGCAAGGTCTTCAGCAGTTCAATCGGAGCCAGAATGTACGTACCATTGACGTACAGAGGCCCGCCCTGCTGATCGGTCAGGTTGCGCAGGTTATCGCGCGCACTCAAGATCGCGGTATAGCTCAGCGCTTCAGTGCCGGTGTTGTCATAGACGGTGCCGGTATCGTCCGGACCTTGAGGGTGCGAAGCATTGCACAGGCTCACACCATCTGCGCCCGTATAGCTGGACGAAAACGAGTTGATGAAGATTTTCGCACCATCGACTTGACGCTTACGCATAGCCGACACGCCGATTTCGCGCAGCGCAGTCTGGTATACGTTGATGCCGCCCGGCTCACGTAGATCGGACTTGTCCAACGTGATTCGGCGGGTATACGGTTCACACTCGAACGTGGTAGCGTACCCACGATCAATATCACTGTGCCCCGTCTGCCCGGTCAGGTTGTACTCGTCCCACACTTCGATATTCGCCCCGCCGATGCCGAGCCGATACTGCTTTTTGCTCTGCGTCTGCTGGACGTTAAACAGCTTCGAAACCATATCAGGGATGCTCTGCGCCCCTAAAATGACTTCCTGGTACACCACAGGGGCGTAATTGCGTGCGAATGTCATAGCCATGATTTACGCTCCTGCTTAGGCGTCTTCCCAACCGTAAGCGGTTGGGTGGAACCGCACGAGTGTCGGCTCATCTGCTGTTGAATTGGCGACCACGATCACGTCACTGTCTGAGTCAGCCGCCAGCGTCATTGCGCCGGTGGTCCCGTCAATGTCCAGCACCGTGCCCTCAGCGCGTGCATTAGCATCGTACACGCGCCAAATGCCCTGTCCATTCAGGTCCAAAATCACCCAAATTTGCGTAGTGCTGTCCGTTCCGCTTTTCGTTTCATCAGCCACGCCAAGAATCGCAGTGTCACCCGAAACCGCCAGATCGACCTCGCGCACTGTGCCGGTCGTGTCACCGTTCAGCACATCGCCCTTGGTCAGCGTTTCAGTGTCGCTGAAATAATACTGGCGCTTGATCGGCTTTTTGCTGCCGTTCATGTAGCCGTGAAAGTGAAAACCGTAAGTCTGCATGTTTTACTCCTCGAATTGTTGCAGAGTTTTGGCGTAGTCCTCATACGACATGCCATACATATCGGCAATCGCCTGCTGCGACGGAGAAAGTTTCACGCTCTTTCCCGCGCTGCGCTGCCCGCCGCCTGCGGTGGCGTCAATGTTCGGCACGGATGAGGTAACACCCGTTTGCCCTAACACCGATTTCACCGCTTCAGCATCCGCCTTGAGTTCAGTCTCGTCTGCGCCTTGCAAGCGCGCAGATAGGACAGGCGGCAAACCTAGTTCTTGCCCCACGCGCAAACGAAGCGCGTTGAGGCGTTCTACTTCGGCTTGTTGCTGGTATTGCTGCTGCTTAGCTTCCATGTCTTTGATCTGCTGCTGTAGCTTCTCAACTTCGGACATTTCCGCCTGTTTGCGCTGCTGCAATTCCTGCCGAGCGGCGGCGAGTTCTTCAAGATTGCCGTATTGGTTCTGAATCCTACGCCGTTCATCTGCTAACCGTGCTTGTACAATTGCGTCGATTTGCGCCTGAGACATTCCCGCGTTGGCATCTTGTGGTTGCTGCTGCCCGGCTGTACGGTCAACACTGGCGTCTGGCTGAATGTCGGCGTTAGGTTGCGCCTGTTCGAGTCCCATGTCCCTAATCCTTCCCCGGTTTATGCCGCCCCGGTAGGCGTAAGTTAACGTTAGTCTGCGTCTTCGGTGATATTGAACTTATCCCACTGAACCAAAAGATTGATGTAGTACGCCTTTTGCTGATTGCGTCCTACGGGCGTACCCTTCAGGCTCTTGATTTTGCGGTCGTCACATAACGCGATCAATTCCTTGCGCGTCATGTACAGGTATTCGTGCCGCTTCGTTCTTGCAACCTGTGGGCGGCGCGGCTTATTCGGGAATACCGCTGCGTTTTGCGTGTTATAAAATGGCATTGTCTACCCCATCCATACATCTTGTTTCGGCACGTTCAGCCGAAAACCCAATGATTTCCACTCGTGCGGACAATTCGGATGCAGCGGTGTCGGGGTCGCGTCCACAAAGTTCTGATCAACCACGCCCGCCGCGAACATTGCCGCGCAGTCATCGCACACGGGTGCTGGTCCGCTAAACCGGTACGTGCGTTCACGCGCTCCGTTCATGTCCCAAAAGCGCTGCTGCGCGTGGTAGCGGGCGGTCTTGTTGGTTTGCAGCGTGATTTGCCGGTTCTTCCATGCTGCCCGCTCGCGCGTCCATGTGTCCAAGTTTTTAATGTAGTAACGCCGGTTGCCGCGCGGATTCGCGGTGTACAAGCGCTGTATCTCGTTCTCAAGCGCGCGGTTGTATGTCGTGTAGATGCTCTGCGCATCGCTGACCGACATCTGCCGCAACTCGTCCAAATCGCGCCCGCGTGGCCCTTGCGCCTTGCGCGTGACGCCCGCCTTATGCGCTTCTTCCTCAATCGCGCCGCGCCACGCCTTCGCCCGCTGCTTCAATAGCGACTGTGCGAGTTCGTCGCGGTCTTCCGTCTGCATCTCGTAGCCAAGACGGATAATGCGCTGTAGCTTGGTGAGGTCGCGCGCTCCGGTTGCCATCACCACACCCTTTGCCCGAATATGCTATATAGTGCGCGGTCTTCCTCGCCCACCGCTGCCGCTAACATCGAGTATTCGCGCAGCGTGTAATCTTCATCAGGTGAGCGCCCATGCCACTCGTAATCGGTCGGTGGTTCCACGCCCACCATCGCGCACACCTTGCGGATCAGGCGGTCGAGCTTGTCGGTCGTGTCCACCAGTACGCCGGGGCGCATATACCGCGCTTGCACGTTGCGCACGCCCCAATACCAAATGTCCGGTTTACGGTCTAGGTATTCGCGTAGCGTGCCCTCAAAATACTTCTGCCGCAGTTCGTACCGGTACGCTGACCACGCCCGGTCAACCGGGTTGCGCAGCAGTGTGATGACTAGCGTGTCGCTCGGCAGGTCGTCCACATCGGCGGGATTGTGCCCGCGTGTAACATCTACGCCCGCAGCGGTCAGCGCACGGTAAGCTGTTATTCCGCCCGTCTTCGGGATGTGCATCAGATGCACACGCATTAATCGGCCTCGCTTACTTTCGGCGCACTCTTGCGCGTGCTGCGCCGCTTCGTCAACCCCGCGCGCCGCTTAATCGCTGCCAGCAAATCGTTCGGCGGCTCTTTGGCGCGGAACCACAGAATATAGTGCCCCGGATCGATGCGCTTCTTCTTGAAGATGCGCGGTTCTACCCGGCTGGCTGCGTTGAGCATCGCCTGCACGTCTTCCGGTTTGCCAATGAGTTCCACTTGGCGTTCAGGTAATGACATTGTTCGCCTCGTCTACTAACGCATCCCACTCGTCGTCGCTCATGGCCTCAAGTGCCGCCCTGCCCCGCGCTGCGACCTTATCCGTTATCGCGTCCAGTTCGGACAGCGACTCGGCCAAGATGTCGCGCTGGTCCTTTGGCATCGTGTTAATCGCCATGCTCAGCTTTTCGGCGGCGTTTGGTTTGCGTGCCCGGTTCATGAGCACGTCGCGCAACCCTTCAAGCTCTGCCGCGCTCATGCCCTCTAACCGCGCCTTATTGAGTAGCGCGTTGATTTGCTGCGCTGTTAGCGCCATTGCCGCCCCCCGCCGCTACCGGTTGCTGTGCCTGTTGGTTCTCGGCGTCCTGCTCTGCCTGGATGATTGCCAATGCCGCCTCGCCCGCAAACTGCGCACGCTTGGCGTCGGTTTCTTCTTCCATCTGGTCTATTTCATCCTCGCTGTAATCGAGGAACCGCAGAATAAACCGTTGCGGGATGCCGAGCGCCTTCATCTTTTCGGCAATCTCGTACTGCTCACGCTCGTTCTTGACTTTGGCGTCTGCCCACACGCAATCGATCTCGATGTCGTCTAGCATCTCCGGCGTTAGGCCCTTAAGCTCCGTGCCCCAGGTCAGCTCCATCTTGAGCCACATGCGGATGATGTCTTCCCAGGTGTTGCCGAAACTGATTTGGTCGCGCTTGACCTTTGCCAGCAACGCCATTTCTAGCGACTGCTGCGTGCCCTCCGCCGGAATCACGCCCGACAGGTTGAAATAGGTCAGCGGTGTAGCGGTCAGCGTTGCAGCGTCTTTAATCCAGGTATCTTTGACCTCGACCAACTGCGCCAAGTTCGCCGCCGGGAACTGCCCTGCGCTGCCGCCGGGGTCTTCAACAACGAGCACCTCTGATGGACCTACCGTCCACGTGGTTTCGTCACGGTTCGCGCCAATAATGAAGTTTGCCGGGAAGCCCGCCAACACACTCGCGGCCTGCACATCCAGCGCCGCGCGGTTAATCGCGTCCTGCACACCAGGCACCAGCGGATCAATCGTGCTGTTGCCGTATGCGCCACCGCGTGCGTCGTGCCGGAAGTGCTTTACAGGAATGCCCATACCCGGCGACCCTGACACGAACTTGCCATGCTCATCGTAATTCGCCGCGCTGCCGGTTTCGGTCCACCACACAACCGCCGCCTCACGCTCTGGCTGACTGAGGCTCGGCACCATCACAAGATCGTTGGTAAAGTCCTTGTCGGCGTAGCGCAGCGGTCGCCAGTTCGCGTCTGCATAGGCACTGCTCACACCGCCCTCACTAATCCACTTCTCAACGCGGTCGGAATAGTAAACGTTCTTGCGCCGGATTTTGGCCGCTTCGTCGTCGCGCTCAATCCAAATCTTAATTGCGCATTCGGGCTGCATCGGATCATCATCAATGTAATAAATGTCAGCGCCGCCGCTTTGCCCATCATACGCCTGATGCACTGCCAACTTCGGGTATTTCTCGTCTTGGTCGTAGTGGCAAATGGCGAAGCTGTCGCGGTCCCGACACGCTGAATAATGCGCGTGCTGTTGCCCCTCGTCTAGCCGGTTGCGTTTCCAAATCTTCCACACCCACGCCGAGAGCGTGCTGCTCAGGTCTTCGTTGTCGGGCACCGTGATCGTGATGTCCTGCACTTCGAGGCGGTCATTCTCCACGCCGAGCACAGTGTCGCAAATGTTGAGCGCAAACTCCGGGTCGCTGTTCGGGTTGCCCGCGCTGTCTTCGCCTACAAGTTGAATCTTCTGGTCGTCGGTCAAGTAAACGGGCGTGTCGCCATTGGCGTAATCACGCAAACGCTGCACGTCGCTGTAATAATCAGCGCGTGCCTTCATCAAGTGTTCGATTTTGCTTGCCGTGACCGGGTTAATTGCCATGTCCTACGTCCTGCGCGCATTTCCTGCGCCGCGTCGTGTTCCGATTAGTTCGGTAAGCGCCCACACCAGCGCATCGAGCCGGTCGGGACTGTCGTCACCCTGTACCCACGTACACAACTGGTCCTCTAGCGTGCCGAACTCGCCCACATGATGCACCTTGCCCTGTTCGTATAACGCGCTTATCGGTTCCGCGCGTGTGCGCTTGCCCCTACTCGCTCGCACCTGCTGCACAGGCACGAACGGGTCAACCATGCGTATCGTGTGCGCTACCATGTCGCCGCCGTTGTTCACCTCGGCAACGATGCGACTCGCCTTCCAGCGGTGGTAAGCGTTCACCGCGCGGCGTGCCCAATCGTCGGGCGCGCCCTTCAGGGACAAGTCTTCGAGAATGTACCCGTGCCGGTCTGCGCCACCCATGCCCGCCACGATGATCCCGGTTTCGTCGCTGTCTTCCTCGGCGGTCACTGCCGGGTCAATCGCTACCACAATCCGCATCAGGTCGAGCGGTGGTTGCCTTACGCGCGTATTGTCGATGACTTCCCGCCTCCACAACGCACCCTCGATGTCCGTCAGGATTTCCGCGAGTAGTTCCTGCCGCCCTAGCCGTGACCCTTCATACTCGCTGATGATGTCAGTAAACCAATCGTCTGCCAGATTCGCGCGGTTCTCATAAGTCGTGCCGGTTGTAATGACCGCGTTCGGGTGCTTAAGCAGGCTCATCAACGTCTTGGTCGGCTTCGGCGTCGTGGTCACGCACGCCTGCGGGTTATCGCCCAATCTCAGGCCGAGCATTGCCTGTGTCCAGGCTTCCGGGTAACGCCACGCCGCTAACTCGTCAGGCCACAGCTTCATGTGCTGCTTACCGCGCAAACGCTCCGGTTCGTCTGCGGTGAAGATCAGCGACTTTGCCCCGTTAGGCCATTCAAGCCGCCGCTTGCTCGGTCGGTATTCTGGGCGTTCGTGTGGTGGGCATATCGCAAGTATGCCGCTTTCACCTTCGATCATGATGTCGCGTGCATCGTCCGCAGTTGCGCCAATCAGGTTGACGTACTCGTACCGCTTGACCTGTTCGCGCACCCACTCCGCGCCCGTGCGTGTCTTGCCGAACCCGCGCCCTGCCAGAATGACCCAATAGCGCCAATCTCCGGGCGGTGGCAGTTGCTTGTCACGCGCCCAAAATGACCAGTCGTATTGTAGGTTTTTAAGCTGCTCAGTCGTCAGACTGTTGATCACCTGTTCGCGCTGCGCGGGTTTCAGCGATGCGAGAAACGCTGCTGAGTATGGCCTCGCGTAAGTTGTCGCCAGCGTCATAATCGACCTTCGCCTCTGTTCGCTCCGTTGCCCCGCCTGTGATCAACTGCTTTTTGTCAATGAGTGTCGCAGCACCAATCACCAGGTCGCGGTAACTGGCATCTTCACGGACCTGACTCATTGCCTTGAATGCCGCGTGGATTTCGTCATCGATTACGTCTTCGAGTAGCTTTTTTTCTACACTGACAGCATTGTCAGGCGGCGCGCCCTCTTGCCCATTCGCCCACCGTCGCAATGTGCGGCCCGGTATGCCCAAATGACTCGCAACGCGCGAAATGGCGTACTTGTCATCCGGGTAGCCCTCGGACTCAAGCAACACCACAGCAGATGCTTTGAACTTGTCATCGTACCGGTTGTGCTTTGCCACTCATCCCGTCCAATTCACCACCTCACCCGCGACCCTGCCGGCGCTCTCATTCCCGTCTCGGTTGGTCGCCCGTGATCGCGCTGGTGCGTGGTGCTAGTCGTCGTGCAATGCGTGCGCTGCGTTCGTGCAACGGAGTGCGCGCAGTCGTATAGCGAATGGGGCGGCTCATACGTCCGCCCCTAACCCATTTTGCCGGAACCACAACCGGCGACGCACCGTCCACAACGGTGCCCAATGCGCCAGCCGCGACTGAACGCGGTGCAGTAGGCCCGAAGCCCTGGCGCGATGCTGCGCGACACTACCAACACGCGACTGTCAGATAGAACGCAGCACGGACGCAAAAAGAGCGCCCTACCTACTATGGTAGCGCGCCTGTACGGTTCTGTGCAGAATGTTATTAATCAGTTGTAGCCCAACAACTGTAGCTAGACAATATACGCTAAATCTCGAAGCCTGGTGGAGGTTCCCACGTCGAATCGGTGACTTTGTACTTCTGCTTACTCACCCACTCGATCCGGCCTTCCAGCGCTAGTCGCATCATCAGGTAGTTGACGCGCTGCTGACTGAGGTCAAGTTGCCCCGCCACTTCAACCGAAGACGGAGTAATCCCCGCGTTTTCTAGCGCGTACATGCAGATCGCGTCCATCACGTCATCTGCGCGCGTGCGTCTAGTCGTCATCGCTGCCAGCATCATCACCTCCGTCAAACCTGATTACTGTTGCATCTTTAGCATATCGGGCTATGTGCTCTTGCCATGCCGCCTCGTCGGGCTTCGAAAACCCGCCGACTTGCGTCAATGTCAGCGTATCGCCGTGATCCGCGCGTAATGCAGTCATGTACGCTTGGAACTCAGGCGTGTTGTAATCGTACATTTCGTTGACGAGCGCTGATGCGGCATCTATAAACGGGTGTTGCTCTCGGAGTATCGGGCGCACAACGTCTAACTGGCTTAGCATCCAGTCGATTGACATATTGGCATCCAGCACAAAGCCCACCACCGCATTCAAGTCTGATGCCATCATGTCCGTACAGGTAATACCAGAATAGACAGATAGCACGTGTTCGAGTTTAAACTCGCGCTGCTTACTCATCGTCCACACCTCCGAGCACTACAATCCGATCTAACAACCGCTCCGCCAACGTGTCCGCTACACTAGCAAAAAACTCGCCTAGCATGGCCTTAAGCGCCGCAGCGTCCTTGTTAACAATGACCTCGGGCGGCACGTTGATTGAGAAATCAGCCATTACGGTAGTCGGCCCGAATAACAAACGCCCGCCGCCCGACAGCACAAAGCACCCTTCATGATCCCTGCTCACGCTCACCATCTCGTGCCACTGTGGTTCACCCATCGCTCACCTCCCCGCCGCCACGCGCGGCGCTAGACTATCGACCGTTCGCATCTTGCTCAGCTTGAACGGGTTACCGCGTCCGTTCGCCAGCGCGTATGGGTACATCACGTCAAACAGGTTGCGGTTGCCGATAACGTCCTGCTCGCAATGGTATTGTATGTCTTGGTATGCGCGGTCAAACTCCGACTTATGCGGGCTTGTGATGTTCATCCAGGACGTGCGGTAGATGCTGGTCTTCTCGCCTTCAAGCCCGAAATAGTCCAGCAAGTTCCCCAGGTTCTTCCATGTCTTGATGCCTAGCCCCTTCGCCACCTGATACGTGTCGAAATATAGGTGCGTCCGCATTGGCGACATACCGTGATACATCAGGCGCGAGTTTAACCAATTCGCATCAAAGGACGCGATATTATGCCCGATCAGGATGTCATACTGCGCCAGTTCCGCGCGTATTTCGTCCATTACGCGCCGGTCGTCACGCTGGTCATCGAAGCGCAACCCAAACGTCTTTACGCGCTCGGAGTCCAGCGGCAGCACGCAGCACATAATCATAATGCCGCCATAGCCCTCGGTCTTGAAGTCCGTAACCTCGATGTCGTACACCGCAGCACGCAACAATACACGCGATGCCTTTTTACGCTTCGGTAAATCGACGTGCATTGTCACATCCTCCACCTGTTCGCCTGCGTCCTGTTCGCCGCGCCCGTCATCGCGCTTGCCGTGCTCATCCACGCTGCGCACCAGCTCGCGCGTCTTCGATACACGCCCCCCGTCGCGCATGTACTCGCGCACATTACACATGAAGCGTGATGCGCCCTGGTCAATGCCCACTGCGTCTAATACCTCGCTCCACTTCACTTTGCGCTCGCGGAGTCGTGCAGCCTCCACAATCGCCCGTGTCCGTTCGTCCCCTGTTAGCCGCGTCGTGCTCGCGGTCACGCTCATACGTCAGTCCTCTCGCTCATCGGTCGTGTGTCCGTGTCCATTTCGACTTGACTTGTACTCGTTGAGGACTTCTGCGGCCACCGTTTTACCAACGCCCGCCAACTCTGCAAGCGCCCTCACCGACTTCTCCGCATCGTTTGGATTGTCCGCAAGGTAGTCCAAAACGCGCGTCCGTGCGTCCGCTGTCCGAGTGTATCCCTGTCCGTGCCCGTGTCCGCTTTCCTCGCCTGCGTCGTCCGCATACCCGTCCGTTT